GCTTGGTTGGTACAGAAGAATTCAGCGATGAACAGACAGACGCTCTCCGCGAGTTGCTCACCGATCTTACGTTCCAGTTTCCATCCGCCACCGTGCAAGGACATAGGGACTTCCCACACGTCAAGAAGTCGTGTCCAGGTTTCGATGTTAAACGCTGGTGGAAGTCACATGATTTATTGAAGAGGCTGGAAGCAAAACACCTTTAAACAGAGGAGCGCCAGGGGCATGGCTGAATCAGAATTCGTTAAACACTTACCGTGTGAAAATTGTGGTTCTTCTGATGCCCTCGCGCTGTATGATGATGGTCACACCTATTGCCACAAGTGCCACACGCACACGTCCGCTCAAAAAGAGGTCTCCACCAGCGAGGCTCCTGAGGTCGCCACTGTTTCGCCAACGGAAAATAAAGTCGCGAAAGGTTTACTCTCGAAAGGGGAATGTGAGGCCCTCGGAAAACGCCGTATAACAGAAGAGACCTGTAAACTTTGGGGCTACACTGTTTCATCTCTAGACGGTAATCCTGTTCAAATCGCAAACTATGTGAAGGACAATAAAACAGTCTTTCAGAAAGTTAGATTTTCCCACAAAAAATTTTCAAGCCGTGGCGATATAAAAAATGCTGGTTTATACGGTCAGCACCTGTGGGCAAAAGGTAAGAGAATTACAGTTGTCGAAGGCGAGCTAGATGCCCTCGCACTTTCCCAAGCTCAAGGTAACCGATGGCCTGTGGTGAGTGTACCAAACGGCGCTCAAGGAGCCGCCAAGGCTGTCGCTAGGTCGCTGGAATATCTGCTTAAGTTTGACGCCATCGTTTTCATGTTTGATCAGGACGATGAGGGTCAGAAAGCATCGGTGGAGTGTGCCAGGTTGCTCCCTCCTGGACGCGCCAAGATTGCCACGCTACCGCTGAAAGACGCCTCAGATATGCTAATGGCAGCGCGTCAAAAAGAGATGATAGATCGTCTCTGGCAAGCTGCCGACTACCGTCCCGATGGAATTAAAGCCGCAGCCGATCTTTGGGATGAGTTCATCCGTGAAGACGAGAACGACTGCGTCCCCTACCCCTGGCCTTCGCTGAATGTGAAGACGCGGGGTCTGCGGCGGAAGGAACTGACTGTCTTCACTGCGGGTTCTGGTATTGGCAAGAGTGCCATAGTTAGAGAGATTGCCCACCACCTTATTTCAACTGGAGAGACCTGTGGTGTCATCATGCTGGAAGAGAGTGTTAGGCACACACTTCGCAGCCTGGTGGGAATTGAAATTAACAAGCGGCTTAACCTTGGGTTGGAAGATGTTTCTCAAGATGATCTCCGTGCTGGTTTTGATGCTGTTTGTGGCGGTGGCAAACTATATCTCTATGATCATTTCGGTAGCGTTGCTGGCGACAATCTTCTCGAAAGAATTCGTTACCTCTCTGCCTTGGGGTGCAGGTGGATTGTTCTTGATCACTTATCCATTGTTGTTTCTGGTGGCCTGGAGATTGAGTTCCAAACGGGCAACGAAAGAGTCCTAATTGACACAATTATGACAAAGCTCAGACAGCTTGTTGAAGAGACAGGCATAGGTCTGGTCCTTGTGTCTCACCTCAAGCGCCCCGAAGGCAAGCCCCATGAAGAAGGTGGTCAAACCTCCCTCGCACAACTGCGCGGTAGTGGTGCAATAGGCCACCTCGCTGACATGGTGATTGGTTGCGAAAGAAACCAACAGTCACCAGAGGACGCCCACAGAACGCGGCTTCGGATACTCAAGAATCGCCACTCAGGTGAAACAGGTCTTGGTTGCTGTGTGTCCTTCGATCTGGACACAGGTCGTCTGTGGGAGGTCGATGCTGATGCCGAAGATTTCTGAAGATGACCTGTTTGATTGGGCTGAAAGATTAGCTCTTCAAGCAGTCGAAGACCCCACGAAAGTGGGAGATTATGAGCGGGCGATGCTCGCAATCACCAAAATTGAAGGAGGGTGGAAAGTGAAGACCAGACAAAGCCAGAATGACAAAGTTCTCAAGCATCTCAAATCGGGGAAAACACTTTCCCCACTAGAGGCGCTGGGGATTTACGGCATCTACCGATTGGCTGCGCGTATCTTTGAACTACGCGAGGCGGGGCATGAGATCACCGCAGATATAAAAGATGACGGCCAAGGCAGAACTTACGCTGAATATTCTTTGGCCTAACACCTGTAAGAAATTGGGGGATGACACATGGCATGGGTTTTTGATGTTGAAACCAACGGGCTCTTGGATGAGCTAGATAAAATCCACTGCCTCGTCATTACCAATACGGAGACCCTTGAGGTGGAGACATATGCCCCTCACTCCATCGAAGAGGGTCTCCGTTCTCTCCTGTCGAAAGACCTGGTTGTTGGGCATAACGTGATCTGTTTCGACATCCCAGCAATTCAGAAATGCTACCCACAGTTTGAGATTGATCAGGACAAAGTCCTCGACACATTGGTCTTGTCTAGGCTGCTGCACCCCAACCTCATGGAAACGGATTGCAGCAGTAAAAATACTCTACCATCGAAGATGCGTGGATCACACGCCCTGGGGGCCTGGGGCCACAGAATGGGGTGTCACAAGGGTGACTACAAAGGTGGCTGGGAAACCTTCTCGCAAGAGATGCTCGACTACTGCGTCCAGGACACCACCGTTACCGTGGAGTTATTGAAGAGGCTTAAATCCAAGAGACCTTCAAAGCAAAGCGTCGATCTTGAGCATCAGGTGCAGTGGCTTATAGCGCGTCAAGAACGTCACGGATTTCTTTTCGATGAGCGTAAGGCGTTAGATTTGTGTGCCAAACTACAGAAGAGGCGGGCAGAAATCGAGGCAGGGCTACAGACTGTGTTCTCTCCCTGGTGGTCTCTGGTTGAAGAGGTCACGCCATCTCGGTCCATCAATTACAAGCACCGCGCCACCGTTAGTGCGGGCGCGAGCTACAGCAAAATCAAATTAAACGTATTTAATCCTGGCTCCAGGTTTCATGTGGCGGATCGCCTTCAGAAACTCGGCTGGGAGCCTAAAGATTTCACAAACGACGGCCATCCCAAGGTCGATGAGACAACCCTGATGGGTATCTCATTTACTCAGGGCAAACTGATGGCAGAGTATTTCATGCTGACCAAACGCCTGGGCATGTTGAGCGATGGAAAAAAATCGTGGTTGGGTTCTCTGAAAGGAGACCGACTGCATGGCTCCGTCATCTGCAACGGGACCGTCACTGGTCGGGCATCGATGAGGTCACCAAATTTGCAGCAAGTGCCTTCCGTGTCCGCAGCGTATGGCAAGGAGTGCCGCGAACTTTTCAAAGTACCGGAGGGGAAATCCTTAGTGGGTGTCGATATGTCCGGCATCGAACTGCGGATGTTAGGGCATTTCACCGCGCCTCTCGACGGGGGTGCATACGCAAAGGAGGTCGTTGATGGAGACATTCACACACATAATCAGAGGGCTGCTGGTCTGGACAGCCGCGATATTAGTAAGCGTTTTATCTACGCTTTTATCTATGGTGCTGGAATCAATAAGCTGGCTGAAGTTACCTCTCTCACAAAAAGAGAAACAGCTAAAGTTAAAGCTCGGTATTTGGAAAACAATCCTGGTCTCGGAAAGCTCCTCTCTCTGGTACAGGATAAAGCGAAGAGTGACGGGTATCTTCTAGGACTAGACAAGCGCCGTCTCCACTGCCGCAGCCCGCACTCCGCACTGAATGTTTTGCTCCAATCTGCCGGAGCTATCTGCGCCAAACGATGGCTTGTTGAGTTTGACCGCGAGGTCGAAGAGCGCGGATGGCGACAGCGTGTTCAACAGGTAGCCTGGATACACGATGAAATTCAAATCGAGTGTGATGCCGAACTCTCTGACGACGTTGGACAGACTGCCGTCGCCGCAATTGAAGCTGCTGGCAAAAACCTGAATATCAGAGTGCCGATAACAGGTGAGTTCAACGTGGGTTCAACCTGGGCTGACACGCATTAATCATCCCTAAAGGAAATTAAATGAGCAGCAACGTGTCTCGCGTTGTGTTCTTCTCTGGTGGCATGTCAAGTTTCTTCACTGCCGTCCGTGTCGCTGAGAAGTATGGCACAACCAATCTCACTCTCCTCTTCACTGATACAAGTTATGAGGATGAAGACCTCTACCGATTTTTGAAAGAGGGGGCAGCCTATGTAGGGGGCAACCTCATTCAGCTTAAGGATGGGCGGAACCCGTGGCAAGTTTTTGAAGACGTGAAGTTCCTTGGGAATTCTCAGGTTGATCCATGCTCAAGAATTTTGAAACGAGAGCCAGCTAAGAAATGGATCACGGAAAATTTCCCAGACCCTGATAGTGCTGTTCTCTACCTCGGCATGAACTGGGATGAAGAACATCGTCTGGACCGCTCAAAAATTTATTGGAACCCCTACCAGTTGGAAGGTATTTTATTTGAACCCCCGTTGATGAATAGGGATTCAATGATGGCGGAGCTTGAACGCATTGGAATTAAGCCGCCTCGCCTGTACGCGCTGGGGTTTCCCCACAACAATTGTGGTGGCTTCTGCATTAAGGCGGGTCACGCTCATTTTAAACTGTTGCTTGAAAAGCTCCCAGATAAATACGCCGAAGCTGAAGAACGCGAAGAACATATCCGAAATCTCCTAGATAAGGATGTGGCGATAATGAGAGATAGGCGCGGGGGAACAGCAACACCACTCACAATGAAAGAGTTCCGATCTCGGAATACCAGTGAACTTGATCTGTTTGAATGGGGTGGTTGTGGATGTTTCACAGACATTCCCGAAGAAGAACTAGAGGAGGGCAATAATGACAACAGTCCTGATTGATGGCGATATACTCTTGTACCAAGTGGCTCTTGCGTTGGAAGAGTCGGTTGAGTTTTCACATGATGTGGTTGCTGTTTGGGTTGACATGACGGAAGCCCGTCAGCTTATGCGGCAGTCCATTGAAAAGATAATGGATCAAACCAAAGCTCAACGTCCGGTGATTTGCCTCACGGATACCACTAATTTCAGAAAAGAAATTCTGGAAACCTACAAGGCTAATAGGGCGGGCAATCGAAAGCCTATCGCGTTTGGACCTCTGAAGAACTTTCTTCAGGACCACTACACATGCATGGTTAGAGAGGGCCTGGAAGCAGACGATGTTATGGGCATCCTCGCTACCCATCCTGACAAAGGTAAGCGGACAGAAAAACATCCCTGGGCTGGACGCAAAGTTATCTATTCCGCCGACAAGGACTTGCTCCAGATTCCTGGATGGCACTGGTCGCCTAAGGACGACAAAGTCATTCGCGTTACTAAGGCTGCTGGGGATCACCAGCACTGGTTACAGATGCTGACAGGTGATCGAACCGATAACTATTTTGGATGCCCTGGTGTTGGCCCTGTGAAAGCCGAAGAAATCATTCAAAAAGGAGGAAAGAATCCTTGGACCTCAGTCGTCAAGGCATACGAAAAGGCGGGCCTCACAGATTGGGATGCTATCGTTCAAGGACGCGTGTCCCGCATCTTGAGATGGAGCGATTACGACCACAACCGGAGGGAAGTAAAATTATGGAATCCACCCAAACGGCGTCGAACACATCGTGGACGACAGAAGACCGCGACACATACATCCTCCGCCGCATGAAAGAGGAACGGAGTGACATTATTGATAAGCCCGCCCATTACACCCGCTGGAAAATAGAACCTGTAACATATGTGATGCGGAATGCGATGGAATTCTGGCGTGGCAACATAATCAAATATGCGTCTCGCGCTGGGTATAAAGAGTACCCGCATATGAACACCGTGAACTCAGAGATAACCGATCTGAAAAAAGTTATCCGGTACGCTGAAATGAGAATTAACCAACTCGAAGGAAAGGTTGAACTCTGAAATGCACCACTATGGAATGTCACTGCCCATCTCAATTGAAATTGACGCCCTTAAATACCGTCAAATTGGTGAGGATTTTTACTCCAAGATCGTCCGTATCGCTGACTCCCTTAAGGACACACCGGAACACTTTGAAGCATTCAAAGATACTCTCCGCCATTTAAGATTTCTCCCAGCGGGAAGGGTTCAGAATGCAATGGGGTCTGCCCGTGTCACAACAGCTTTCAACTGTTTCGTATCCGGTGTCATTGAAGATTCTATGGACAGCGTAATGCAACGCGCTGGCGAAGCTGCGGAAACCATGCGACGGGGTGGTGGTATTGGCTACGATTTCTCACTGCTGC